TATTTTCCATTAAATTGTAATTACTTCCATACAATGTTATAATTATATTGCCATCTCGAATATTCCTAATTGGGAGGGAGGCGATGGCATGAAACATTGCAAGAAATTTACTATAGATAACGAATTGTTGAAATCAGTACTTATCTTCTTAGGTGGACTTTTTAATATGATAGCATCAGTTTTAAATATACATATCCCAATAATTAAATAACAAATAGAAAAATTTAATAGTTGGAAATAAGAACGAGTAAATATTGTGGAGTTAAAAAGCGTGACTGGAACTCATGTGAGGTGGTAATGAAGCAATATAGAAAGTTCTTTTTACATATAAAAAAATAAGATACTTACTGGAACTAAGCATCTTATCGCATGAAACATTTATATAATTTAGTTTTAACTTCTTTACAATTTCTATTATACTCTTTTACTATTATCTGTCAACACATTTTATTTACTTTACTTATATAAAAATAAAAGACCTTAGAATTAATTTAATAATCTCTAAAGTCTTTTAAGTTTATAATTATTTAACTAATTTCCCATAATAATCAACTAAATCTTGATAAGTTTTCACTTTCTTTTCATATTGAGCAACTTTTGAAGTATCGACAGAAGGTACATATTGCCAAGTTCCATCCGATTGTTTTGCTAATGTCTTAATAGTTAATTGACTTTTAACATTATCTAATCCTTTTTTCGCTTCTGCTAAATCATCTTTAGCTTGATTTAATTGTTTTTGATAATATGCTTTTAAATCATCTTGTGCATTTTGTTGACTTTTCTTCAATTCTTTATAATAATCTTTTTCTTCTTTACTAGTGTTATCAACAGCAACATTATTAGTTGTATTAGCATTAATCACACCAGTATTATTTAATGTAACGCTTGAATTACTACTTGTACTATTATCTATGTTATTAGTTAAATTAGTATTAGAACTATTATTACTGTTAGCCGTATTCGAAACATTTGTACTTGTTTCTGTTGTATTGTTTACAGTGTTATTTTGAATCCATACTCCATTATTATCAATTTTATATCCATCAACAATAGTATCATGTGCCATATAACCGTCTTGTCCAAAATAGTACCATTTAGAATCGATTTGCTTCCAACCTACTGACCATGAACTTCCTTCAGTATTCCACCAACCTTTAGAGTCTTGTTTCCACTCTGCACTTGCTCCTGTCAAAGGCAATATACTTATCGAACTAGCTATTATTCCCATTACAATAAACTTTTTAAAGATTTTATTCATAATTATTCATCCCCTTAGTATTATTATTCCATACCATTATTTTCATGTATTGGTTATAGATATATAATAATACTATTTTCGGATAGAGTCAATAATTCCTTTGTAATTTCTACATAAAAAGACTAGAATACCTTTTTAGTATCTAGTCTAATAATTTTATTCATATTTAATTTAGTCCATTTCTATGTAGTCATTTATTTTTATTTATATTAATTTATTTCTAACTAGCTTCTGATTGTAAATTTTCATTGATATCATTTATAATTTCCTCGTAAGTTTTAGATTGAATTTTACCATCTTTTATTAATCTCTTTACTATGTATGATACTCCATTTGCTTTAATCAAAGTTTTACTACCAGTAAATTTATTTTTCTTAACTGGTATAACATGAAAATTATTCATAAATCTTTGATATGGCTCATTGTTTTTCATTAATATTTCGCTATCTCTCATCCATTCAAATAATTTATTTTGTCCGAAATTCTTAATATTTAAGAATCTAGCAAATGTACCAATACTATATTCTTTATTAGATTGTTCAAATGCATATGCAATAGCTAATTTATCTTTTAATTGTTCCATTAATTCTTCCTTAGCTAAAGTCTTTTCTATTTCATTTATTTGTTCTTCTAATTTTTTATCTCTTTGTAACAGTTGCATTTTCTTAGTTGTATCAGTTTCAAAAATAACACTACCTAATATGTATTTTCTTTCATCAATTAGTGCTTGCTTAGTTTCTTCTAATGTCTTTTCCATTACTATATTCTCAGCTTTTGTTTTAAAGTAGTCTTCAATAAAATCTTTGTATAATTCTACTGATTTATCACCTTCGGCAAACTTTAAATATAATAGAAAACCTGCTTCAGAAAACACATAAATATTTTTAGCTTGTGTTATAGATTGTTTTGCGTAGCCTAGTGTTTTCAATACTTCAGCAAACGTGTCGCTCCCATCTCCACGTTGTAAATCAATAATATCATCTCTCGTAAAATGTTGTAAATTACTATTAACTTGATCTCTAACCTGCCTAGCACCTTTTGCATATCCAAGTAAATCTCCGATTTGTTTATCAGTAATTACGGGACTTGTTTCTGAAAAACCACCTAAAATTTTTGTGAATTCTCGTTCCTTTACTTCTACTTTTTCATCTGTAAATAGTTTAATAATTTTATTTTGTTCCATAATGAAACATCTCCTTTTTATTTTAATTTATTTAATGTATGTATTAATTTCACATACATTTTAATCATATTCCCCATTATTTATTTAATTAGAATAATCTGACTAAGGGAGCTACCCCTAGTCATAACTACTCATACATACATTAAATAAATTTTGATGTCGGAGAACATCATTAAAATATACGTTTTTCAAATTATGTATTGACTTTATTTATTTATACATTAAATTATCTTTAATGTAATATTACTCCATTTTAAAAATAAAGTCAATACTATTTCTTTTAATTTGTTTAAATAATTTATATTGCAATAAAATGAACAATTTATTTTCTTATTATGTAAAATCAAAACCACGCCTTTTAAGATAGTCTAAAAGATTATTAATTACATCTTTACACTCATTTTCCCATACTGATTGCATTGGATTTAATTTAATTCCACCTCGACCATATCCATGCCCTTCAGCAAAATATTCTAGTATTTCGGTCAATGTTCTTTGTTCACCTGTTTCCCAAAAAGCTATATCATGTAATTCATCTTTTACATATATCTCAATAGTATATTCATCTCCATTTTTCTTAACAGGAGATACTTCAATACTATTTAAAAGAGTTCCTGTTCTGTCATAGAATTTTGGACTATACGTTTGGTATATATCTGATATAATATAATCTTGAATTGCCAAATGTATTTTTTGTGCTTCTATCATCAAATCCGTTTTAATTTGTTTTTCTAATTCAGCATACATTTCTCCTATTGAATTAAAGTCCATTTATATATTCACTTCCCTTATATATTGTTTTAATTTATTTGTTATAATACTAATAGATGAGTACCATATAGATACTCATTCTTAATATTCATTTAATTTATTCTTTTGTCAATCAACAATATATTGGATTATATTTTTATCCAACAATCATTTCTCCTAGTATTGATTGACCTACTATATTAGTAGGATTACTAGGGTATAGTTACAATTGTTACAAGATTAGATTCACCTTCATGAATACCACCTGTTACTACAATTTTTAAATTGTAAGATGTTGAAGCCGTTAGCCCTAATACTTGAGTTGAAGTACTTGTATCAGTTAATGGAGAAGCTATTCTTACCCCAGTTGTTCCACTAGTAGCCACTGCACTATAAGTACTATCTGTACTTAATTTATACATTAATACTACTGATGTTGAAGAAGTTGGTGCTGTAAATGTTAAATCAATTTTTGTTGATACATTTGATACTCCTGCTAAATCAGCAATTGGAGTTACAGGAATTTTTGGTGCTTTTGCTTTAAATTCACAGAATAATGGATTACCTTCATCATCAGTATTAAACGGATCTCCAAGTACTTTGAAATTCAGTTCAAATTTTGATGGGTTTTCAGCGTCAAATGATAATGTTACACCAGATTGAATAACTACATTTGGAATAATCATATCCATTAATTCTATTTTATTTGTAGCAACATTTTTTCTTAATACGGTTGCTTGTAGTTCTTTAGCATCTACTTGTTTATTACCATATACTTTAAATGTATAAACTTGTCCTGCTGATAAAACTTCTGTATAATTTACTTCAACTTTATCCCCAATTCTTAACTCTGAATTAGTAATAGTAAATTTCTTTTTATCAGTAGCATCTACTACACCAACTAGTGATATGTCTAATTCTCCACCAAGTGATAATTTATTAAAATTAATCACTGTTCCATTCATAGGTTCAGATTTTAAATTAAGAACTAAAGTTCCATCTGTTGTTACTACAAATACTTCTTCCTTATAGTAAGATTCATTTTCAGTATTTAATACTAATCCATCACTACCTAATGCTTCTGCAAGTTGAGCAAAAGATATAGTTTCAGTTTCCATTTTGTAGGTTGCTACTGGTGTTGTTGACCAAAATAGTTTTTCTATACCTTGTTCCTTTGCTGATTTATCCGTAGTTTTGTATTCAAATGTACATTTGTTTGCTTGTGGTATCTTAAGTAATAATTTATTTGTTGTTCTATTTCTCAATTTTACTTGACTCGCATTTAAAATACCAAATCTTTCATTAATAGTTGCCATTAATATTCCTCCTTAAATTTTACATTTTTATATAATAAAAAAGTTCCTATGGAAATTATAGGAACTTAATTTATTCATTTAATAATTTTTTACATTTTGTTAATTTAATTTTAGTTTTCTTAATCCAATTTAAGTCTGGAGCTTTTTCAAAGTTATAATTTCCAGAAGTAAATTGAGATTTAACTATCTCAATATTTTCTTTTTCTAACAAGAAATTAAAATAGAAGTTAAGTTGCCAAATTGTTAAATCTGAAATATTAGTAAAATTATATTTACTATTCTCACTCATACAAACTGAAGCTATAACTTCATCAATAGTTATTTTATTTTCATTTTCTTCCTTTTTCTTATCTTCTTTGTATATTCTATATTGTTCTTCTAGAAGTCTCTGTAGTTCTTCATCGTCATAATGTTCTAACATATCCATTTCTTCTTTTTCTTCTTGAATTACATCTGTACAAGTTATCGTTCTTATTAATTCACTAAATTCTTCAAAGTTATCATTATTTAATTCAAATATAGGAACTTTATATACTTGTCCTTCAAGTTCTTTAAAATCATAAACAATTATAGCGTCTACATTATTAGAAACTCCAATCCTATTAAAATCTTTAATATCTAAAAAGAAAGCCAATGATTGTATTAGTAACATAACCATTGATTCCGAAATGTTAAAATCTTTTTTGCTATTTAATATATTTTCATGTATTACAATAGATTCAAATAGTGATTTGCTTTTCAATTGATCTTGAATATCTTCATATAATTTCAACTGTTCTTTTTGAATTCTAAAGATATAAGTTAAAGTTAAATAAGTTAGCAATCCTATTTCATCAATATCAGAAATTCTAGATTGTTTAACTTTAATTTGTTGATGGTTCTTATCTTTAAATATAATATCCAGTCCCCTATTCAACTGAAATTTTAAGTAATCGCTATTCATTATATTCACCACCAAAATATTTCTTTTGTATATTCTTATTGTTCAAAAAATCATAAGCAAATGATGTTGCCTTATACATAGCTATATAACCTTGATTCTGCTCATTCAATGGAAGTGGTTTAAAACTTGTCTTTTTTATTTCACCCAATCCTGTCAAAGTAGACCTATCTAATTGATTTTCGATAAGTTTATCAATTATAAATGCTCTATCTAATCCATTACCTAATTTTTGCACATCTCCTTTTAGAATTGTACGAATTATAATATATACTGTATTATATTCTTGTAAATTTCCTTTAGGAGTTTGTTCAAAATCTATCAAAATAACAATATTAGAAGTATTCAAAATTTCATTATTTTTCGCACCAAATAAGACTACCCCATGCTCATTACTTTCACTTTCTTCAAATATTTTATAAGGATTTTCCTCATCTGCTTGAATTAACGGATTTTTTTGAGGATAATAAATCATTTTAAATAAGTCAGTATCTAAAATTATAAATTCACGAATGAAATCTTCAAATACTTGAAAATTGTTAATTGTTTCTAAATCATCTAATGTCATACTTATTACCCTCCTTTACTTAATTAAATTAATTACTTGTCCATTTAAAATTACGTTTTTATTGGCTTTTAATTTATTAGGAGTTATTAAAATATTTATTTTCATACTTTAACTCACTCCTTTTAATTGAATATTTTTAGTCTCAATGATAGTTCCATTACTAGAATCAATTAAATCTATACTAATATTTGTAACAACACTGGTATTAGTATTCTTAATTGTAAAACTTGTATCTGAAACTTTTGTTATAGTTAATTTCTTTTGTGATATTAAACTTTGCCCTATTGAATCAAAATTGTAATTAACAACTAAAGAATTATCAGCTATACCATCAACTGTCTTAACTATTGAGGTAGTTGTAGAACTCATTAACTTTAATAAACTTCCATTATTATTTGTCCAACTTGTTGTATAATTTATTACAGGTATTGTTGTCTTAGCAATTACACTTAACGATAAATCAATTTTTTCAGTTCCAATACTACAAGTTATAATACAAGTTCCTGTTTTTAAAGCAGTAACTAAACCTTTTGAGTCAATTGTAGCTATTTCAGGATTACTTGATAAATATGTAACATTAGAATTATCTACTTCTTTTCCATTATCTTTAACTATTGGATTGATTTCATATGTGCCGTTTTCAACTATTGATTGTGATGTTGAATTTAATGCAATTGTATAATTATGCGTAAGAGCATCTGCTATTTCATTTACTACATCATCTGTCTCTACATTAATATTAGACTCACCTAATAAAACTATTAATATTCCCGGTACCGTCACTCTGTCCGTTTGAGTCGCCTTCCAAGCCTGTTTGTTAATTATAAATCTTTGTCCTAAACTTATTTTTTGTGATATTGAATTATCTGACATTATTAATCCAAACATTCCATTTGCTTCAATAATACCTGAAACTAAAGATTTAATCCCTAATGTATATTTTGTATTATTAGATACAATTGCCATAATTTTATTTAATTCATTACTTGAAATAAACTTCACATTATAATTACATTCCTCAAATATTCCTTCATCATATCCATTTTTCTTATCTATTTTAGATTTAATAAGATATGTTCTAAGAGTATCAGTATCATTGACTTTGAACTTAACATAATCGCCTCGCTTAATTAGATTAGGATATACTTGCAATCTTTCTTCCATTTCAGTATCAGCAGTTTGTTTCCTTGAGATGTCGATAACTCCTTTGATTGAAGTTTCTAATTCATTTATAAATACATCTTTTGCATCAATTGAATTTATTAATACATCAAATCTATATATAGCATTTTCTCTTGCCTTGTTGTAGTCTTGAGACATTTCAGAAATATATGATTCTTTACAAGATTGATTTTCAGAAATTTTATTTATTATTCTATAATATTGTAAATCTTCTTTCTTCATATCAATATGCCATTAAATGACTACCAGTTTTTCTGTCCTTACTGTTATAACTAGCAACTTTTTTATCAATTTGTGCTTGTCTATATTCAGCAACTTTTAAATAAGTAGTCCTTTCTGTATTAGAATTGGGCATTTTTATATCATCACCAAAATATTTCTGATATTGTTTTAGTCTTACTATTCCTTCATCGAACATCTTTACAACCATATAATCACTAATTAAATCTTCTTCGATTGGTACTAAATCAAAATTAAATGCTTCTAAATTATCATCTTTGTCTAAAAAATTTACATTCTGAGAAATAGATACAACCAACTGTAATTCACTTATTGCATCTTCTAATAATCCCATTTCTCTTCTATTTGTAATCTCTATAAATTGTTCGTCAGTAACATTTTCATAACAAAAAAATTCTTTATATTCTTTTATTTTACGTTCAAATCTATCTATTACTTTTGAATAAGGGGTCAAGATAATCATTCCTTTCTATAATTTATTAAAGGAAGATTTATATATCTCCCTTATTATTTTTTAGGTGTAGTAGTCTTTTTAGCTATTTTAGCTTCCTTTACTTCTTCATTAGACGCTTCTACTAATTCAACATTTTCGCTTTCTGGAACTACTGCTAATTCAATATTTTCAGTTTCGTCAACTTCTAATTCTGACTTTCTTATACCTTCTTCTATTTCTTCTTTTCTTGCTCTTATATATAGTTCTACTTTTTCAGCAATAAGATATTTATTAGTATTTTTCAAATATACTAATAGAGATAAGAAAGCATCAATTGTTGCTAATTTATCTATTTGTGTTATTTTCTTTAAAATTGTATCGTTTGGTTGTAATATCATTCTTTCTATTTCATCTCTTGAATAAGAGTTCTTGTCTTTATTAACGTCTATTCTTAATTGTTTATAGACTTGTTCTTCAATACTTGGTGAAAATCTAATAGCTTGATTTTTAAAATTGTCTGATTTCATATTAGCTTTCATAATATCTTTCCATAATACAGATACATAATAAGGTTCACCATCAATCTTAGGTGGCAATTCATATCCTGCATCTAATGGGTTTTCACTTGCTATGTATGTTTTATAATCATAATCGTGGTATACTTCAACATAATCAGTATCTTTTATCATTTCCATATTTTATCTCTCCTTGAATTTTAATTTATTTATTTTATTTAGAAGGGCATGTAAATTAATACATGCCCTAATGTTATAACTAAGAAATAGTTATTTTAGAAACATATTGAGTATCAGTTACACAGATACCAAATTCAACACCAGAGAATTTGAATGAAATCTTTTCTCCATTGTTTTCTTCAGTTGTTCTAGTAATCATTTGTCCTTTAGTGTACATTTCTCCAATTGTTCCAGAGAAACCGAATACTCTATCTTCTGGTAACAGTGTCTTGTCATCTCCTGTTTTCTTTCCTTTTAAAACTGGAACTAATCTACAACCACCTAATGTTTGTAACATTGATAAGTCATTTAATGTTCCTTTCATTGTTTCAGAGTAAAAATCAGAACCAACGGCTCTACACATTTCTCTTATTCTGTTAGAAAGTCCAACAATTAATGGTTCTTTTCCTGAAACTGCATTATCATATGTATAATCAGTTAAACTTTGAGAAGCACCTGCCGTCCAAGTTCCAGTAACACCAAATACTTGACTTCCACCAACTATTAACTTATCAACATAAGATAGTATTGATTTGAATTTTTGTCTATCGAATTCTTCAATAGCATACATAGCTAAAGTAGCAACTCCGGTAGCACCATCTCTTCTTAAATTAGACATTGGGATTTCAGTTTCAATTTGTAAAACTGTTTCCATTGTATTACCTTCTGCAATATCTAAATAAGATTTGTCTACGTTACCTGTTCTGTTAGCAACTTGTCTAGCAACTAATGTGTTCTTTGGTGATTTTCTGATTCTAACCATATCAAATTCGCCATAAGAACCCTTATCTGTTAAGAATTGAGTTAATACTTCATTTGGTACGCCAAATACAACTGGTTCAATGATATCTACAATTACTTGAGATATCATCTCTCTAGCTTGTGTGTTTCCATATTTCCAAGCATCATTAACAGTGTTGTTGATTACTTGAGAAAATGCTTCTTCGTCTTCTGATAATACTATATCTTTTTCATGTAATACATTTTTAGCATATACATTTTTAGCCCATTGATATGCTTCACCACTTTTATATTTTCTTTCTATTTCTTGTTCGCTTAATTCTATATTTCTGTTCATTTTTTTATTCCTTCTTTCTTTTATTATTTTAATTTATTAAACTAATCTGAATCCTAATAATTTGTGTCCTGCGTCATAAACCCAACCAAGGCTATAAAAAGCAGAACCAGTTGTTCCTTTTGCTAATTCTCCATTTACTACAGTTAATAGAGAACCTTCAACTACATCGGCATCAACTAAAGCAGAAGCAAAAATTTCTGTAGCATATCTTTCCCCTTTTTGAATTGTTTCAACACCAGCAAATTCACCAGCTTTGATAAGGTCTTGAGTTGTAGCATAATTTGAAACTGGAACACCCATTGCTACATCAACATCAACAACTACATCTCTTGTTAAAATTCCTAAAACATTTGCATCTGCAACTGCTTTTATTAATGTAGTAATTTTGTTAGCGGAATCGTAACTCTCGTTTACAAAAGTCCCCCTTTTCATATCAACCTTTACTGTGTTTTGAGCATTAAATACTTTACCTGCGTTTACTTGTAATCTTCTATACATATTAATATTCCTTCTTTCTTTTATTATTTTAATTTATTATATAATTAATATTTATTAATTATCTTTTAATGTTTCTTCTGGCATAATTTAATAATGCAGAACTAGCGTCTTTGTATTCATAGTTGTTTGTATTAATATCTGTTGACATCTCTATCTCAGAAATAGTTTTCTTTTCAAATTCGCTTATTTCTACCTCTTTTATAGGTGTTTCTATCTTTGAAGCTTGTTCAACAACTCTTTCGGCTATTAAGCATTTAATTTGTTTATCGTCAAGTTTTTCTATTGCTTCTTTAAGTGCTTCACAAGTTTCAATTTCTTCTTCAGTAAAATATTTGCTTGATAAAGCCATTTTCTTTAGGTTTTCTTTTTGTTCTGCAATTTCAGCTTCTTTCTTTTCTGCTTCAGCTTGTTCCATTTGTAATTTTAATGGTTCTAATTCTGAAATTATAGCTTCTTTTTCTGAAATAATATCTTTTTGCGAGTTCAATGATTCTCCTAATTTTACTATCTCATCAACTTTGGCTGAAAGTTCTGTTTCCTTATCTGATAAAGACGTATTTGCATTGTCTAATTGAGACTGTAGTTCTGCAAGTATTTCATCATTTTGTGTTTTTGGAACAAATACCATTTTTGTTGGTGTCTCGCTCACAATTGAAACTACCTCATTTGAATCTACTGTATAAGAGAATTCTATATAATCGTCCTCACATTCAGCATTCCAATCATATCCTATTGCTCTAAATTCATATGGATATACTCTTGATATACAAATCCATCTATTAGAATCTATAGAATTGATAGCAACTCTTAATTTGCTATATAGGTCATTTGAAGTTACAGATGACACTTCTGTTTTGTTTTTATTTTCTGCCATATCGACAATTCCTCCTTTTTCTTCTATGTTTTGATTTAATTTATTTTCAACTGAATTTTCATCAGACTGAATGCTTATTTCTATGTTTTCTTGTCTCTCTGATTGACTTATTTCATTTAGGTCATTTATAAATGCTTCTGTGAACTCATTTTCCTGTTCTTCTATTAATACTTCTTCAGCACATTCCAATAATCCAGCATTTTTATATGCAGGATTCACATTAGAACCTAAAACACAGTTAGCTAAAAATAGTATTCCTTTTAACCAATCTGTTCCATCTTCTTTATATGTTTCACTATAAGATAATTCCCAACTAGTATGCAATTCTGTTCCTAGTCGTTCTATGACCTCCATTGCCCTATAATAACGAGTCCATAATATAACTTCTGCAACCAAACATCTTTTTGTTATATCTCCAAATTCAATGTCTTCTATGGAAACTGAAGTATGATATCCAATTGGACTTGTAGATGTAAAATCACTAAATTTTACTAAGTTACCATCTTTATCATACTTCCATTTCTTTGTCATTAAATGTCCTGAGAAATTATATTCTTTTGTTTTTTCATCAAAGATTACTTTTGTAACTAATGGTTGTCCCATTAATGTATTCATTTCTTCTTCACTCAAATCAGACTCTTTTATTCCTTTTCCATTCACATTTGCTTCATCCAAAGGACACAATAAGAACTTAGCTACCTTTCTAGAAGGGTCAGATTCTTGTTCTGCAACTGAAATTAAAGTACCATTTATTTTAAATAAATTTTCATTACTCATTTTCTATATCACCACCTTTCAAATTATACCTTTAGTGCTTCTTTACGTGATTGGTCTGATTCTTGCTTATCTACATTTTCATTTTTTTTACTATTGTTCTTATTAGTAGTTGAATCGGTGTTTTTACTATCATTTATTAAATCGTTGGAATTTGAAGTATATGAATTTGCATGTGGGATAAATACTTCTGTATCTGCACCTTCATCATTTTCTTTTATTCTATTTTTTTTTTCTACTTCATAATCTAATCCTAATGTATTTAATACAGTAGAATAACTCAAACCAATTTTTGAAAACATAATATCTGCAACTTTCAAAATATTATCTAAGTCTAATAATTTTGTAGATTGTATTGTAATAGTCGGTGCGTATTCTATAGGAAATCCATTTTCTTCACATATTAATTGATAATATTTATTGAGTATTGGCTCTAAATTCTTAGTCATTCTATTGACCATTTTTAATAACTCATCATAATTTATTTTAGTAGTGGTTATAGATTTAGAACCTTCTGAACTAATAAATGATATACCCAATGCTTCAAGTATTCTCAATTTATAGCCTGATTTAGTTTTTTCATCTGTTAATTCTGTTTTAGGTTCTATTAATTTCAAATCCTGAACTTGTGGATCAGCAGTATATATAATAGTATCTTTAGACATGGCTTCAAGTAAGCTCACATGTGCATGACCTATCATATTAATAGCATTTGGTTTTTCCATTAATTCTTTTTCAGTTAATTGTAAATAAATCTTTTTAGTCTTTTGTATTAATACTTTTTGATCACTTTTATCAACTGTTTCCAACATTAATTGAGGACACAATGCTTTAAAAATAGGTGTTAATCCGTATAATCCCTTTAAGTAATTTATTCTATTCAATCCTACTTTCTGTGGATTTAATAAGGCGTATTGGTCTTTTCCTTTATATGCATCATATATTTCAGTAGGATAACTTCTTTTAACTTCATCTTCTATTGTTTTCTCAATATCAATAAGTTTATTAGTTTTTAATCTACCGTATTTAGTTCTACTTTCTTGTAATCTTACAGATAATTCAGTTACATTAAAAGATACAACATTATCATCATCTATTTTCATAGGTGTGATTTCAGTAATATCCATAGGATAATTTACTATAGAATATCCATTCTCACTATCCCCCATTAAATAGAATATAAAATTACCTTCTGTATATGTAATGACTGCATTATCAGCTATTAATTTAGGTATATTTATTTGCTTATTGAATTTTTCTATTACTACTTTTAATTCATCTTCCATCTTTTGTTCTTTTTTAAGTTTAGTTCCTTTTTTACCGTTAGGAGATGGATAATCAATTTTATAATTCGTATTTATATTATTTTCTATAGTCTCAACTACTCTACCAATTAAATCTTCTTTATTTATGTAATATTTAACTATCCCATTTATTTTTTTTATTTTATCTATACTAGTTTGAGTATTCTGTGCTAATGAAGATAATTCATCCATAGTTGTAACATAAGATGATGTATTTTTATCTAATACAGTACTATATATATGACTTAATCTTTGTGCATCATATGTAGCTTGTTGTATATAATTAGCATCAAAATAATCTTTACTAGTAGATGTTTCTATATCTGACAAGATATAATTTCCACCAATATTAGATACTTGTTTAGCTTCTCCTTCTGCTAATATAGGTATTGTTAAATCAATTTTTTGTGGTTGTGGGAGGGGAGTTTCTGTGGATTGTTTTTTTGTCAAGTGGATTCCTCCTTTCTTGCTTTATTTTGATTTTTTTAATTTGTTCATATTCGGTCAAAGTTTATCGAGGATACAAATGTTGGGGCTGTTGACCAATCTGTTTGTTCTACCTTTTTATTAACTATTCCATCTCTTCTTAAATTTTTCAAATGCCATGCTAACATTACAAAAGTATAAGCTCTATCATCATGCATTTTACTTTTTTTATCAGGTGATAAGTCATACTTATAATTTATATTATCTCCTAACCTTCTAGTTGCAATTAGCTCTTCTTTTGCAATATCTATTTGCTTTAATGCTAATTCTTCATCCCAAGAAAGGTTGTATTCCTTGAAATCAATAGATTTAACCTTTTTCTTTTCACCAGTTTCTTCGTCGATTTCTTCTATTTCTTTTCCTTCTTGTGGTAAGTTTAAATACCCTTTCATATCATAAGTATCTGTGAATTCAATTAATCCTAAATTTAATAATTCTATAAAATCATCATACATTTCTGTTCTGTACTTTTTAGGTGATATTAATTTTAATTTATCAACAGCATTGGGATACTGATTAACATGTTCAGCACAAACTTCTTTATCAATTAATCCCCTATGTTGTATTCCTTGTTCATCTTTCCAATCCTCCATAAAATAATCACTTATAAGTGCTCCACCTCCACCAGAACCAGCATCTATCATTAATCCATCTATATTTTCATAATCTGCAAATCCTTTTCCATTATAATTTAATAACATTTGTTTTATTTCTTTTATCTGTTCTGGTGTTCTCATAGGAGTTTTTTTCTTTTTCCCTAAATCTACTAAAGTAACACAATTCTGAATTATTAATTTCCAACCTACCTGTTCATCATAGACATATTCTCCGGCTGAGACTGCCGAATTATCGTAATCATGTGCCAATTATTAATACCCTCGGTTTCCCGATATTTTATTAAGGGGTTTAGACTATATCATTATCTAAATAACTATATTTAGATACTCTGCTTTTCCACATTTAAGTGTACTCTACTTGGTTATTCACTATTATTAAGTTAATAGCTATCCTTTCGATAGTCGTTAGGCTTTTATCTATGTTTTCATAGAATTTAGCAAGGGGTTATCACTATCCATAATATGGACTTAGAATTTCTTATCAGTTTATTCTTTATATTAAACTTCGCCCTTTTAACAGAGTTTTTATCTACAAGTATTACTACTTATAGCCCCACAAGTCTAGGGTCATATGCTAGTACGATATGTCTGTTTATATCTCCTTCATTTATTAACAAAGGTTTTCTTACTTTTGAATTTTTCATAATTACTGCCCGTTTGATTTTCTGTTGATTTCCTCCATCACTATCAAAACGGTTAAAATATTCTCGATTTCCTTTTTCAGCATTCGATCTTAAATCATCATCAACTTTTGAACGTGACAATAATGGTACAGACATTTTCTTTCCATTCATTGTTGCACCAATAACAACTTCACAGTTCAAATCAGCAACAAAATGTTCTTTACTTCCTGCAAACATTAACTTAGCCCAGTCTTTATATAATGTATAAAAAGCAGAATCCGTACTACTAGCAGAAGAACAAAACAATAACTGATTAGGTATATTATCTGGAAATAATGAAGCATCAAACCCTTTGGAAATTTTGAAACTTGAATTTTGTGTTGTAAATGCTTTTGTAGTAGAAATATAATTTTCACTTATGAATCCACTTTCATCATAGAGGTTTAAATTTGCATATATACCGTTAGTTTCCTAATACTTTAACACTCAATTAAGAGTCGGAGTAGACTATACCTTTATCCTATTTAGGATAGCTTATTATAGTCGTTGAACGTCCTCCATTTAAGGAGTTTCGATGCTGATTGCCCAATACTTATAATTTTCAAACATTCACGCATACCATTTCTAGTTACGTTGTAGTTTATAAGTCTCTAAGGGTGTTCCAGCAATTTAAAGCTTTTATCTATGTAATTACTTACATAGGAGACCAAACTTAATCTCTTACCTCTAATATTATCTTCTTCTCCTGATACGGTTGTCACTTGACTATTATTATACAATTTACAACGGAATCCCTGTGGAGAGTGTACAAATCCATCATGATTTGCACTAGCTGATACTTCTCCTAAAAATATATCTGTTAATCCACAGAATGACTCAATCTGTTGTTTTGCAATAGCTTCTAATTTTAAAAAAGTATCCTGACTTTGAGATGCGGTTAATGAAAGAATATAACTTTGAAAATTTGGGAATAGCATCATTTTTGTCATAATAAATGGAGATGATAAAGTAGACTTTCCAGAATTTCTCCCCATTAACCATAATGCAAATTGTTTTTCCCAAGACATTTGAAATACATATTTTTGATAATCCATTAGTTCTAACCCAAATGCGTACTCCGCAAATTTAACAGGATTTCGTTCGACGTCCCCAGTTTATTATTTGACTGTATTTTAAATAACCCTCTAATTTCTTTTGAGTTAAGTTACTTTTGTTTATAACTGTGATGGACATTTAAGACCACCTCCTTTTTTATATAGATAAAGTTTGCAAATGCAACAAAAGACACATTACTGTGCCTTCAATTATCTAAGCTTATTTATTAAATTAATTCTCCATTTTTTACACTTTCCAGTATCTTTTCCTTTTCTTTTTTTCCCTTTTCTTCAATAACAAAACTTGCATAATCCTCAGTATCTATTGGCAATACTTCTTCTACCATTTTATTAAAAGCCATTAAATCTTCTTCTTGTTTTTTTATTTCTATTTCTGTATATTGAAGTACATCTGCGTATTCAGTTTCTTCAATTTCTTGAGAATAATCTACATCATTAAAATTGCAAAGAACTTTTAATTTTCTATTTTCTTCTCTTAATTTACTATATTCACTTTCATAGAAATCAATTTTTGACCTTTGAAATTTACCAATATCTATTAAATCATCATCTCCAAAGTTTAAATTCTCTACCATAGCTTGAGCAGATAGTCTGGCAACTTGCAACATTCCCATTGATGTTTGAATATCAAATAAATTTACCTGCGCTTCTTGTAAATCTATTTCTTTTAGTTTTTTTAGTATACCTGACAAAGTATTAGCACCTACAGTTTTGTGACCACTATACAAATCACTTATTTTATTATCTTTTGCCAAAGCTAGTAAACTTTTGTTAAGTTTCTCTTTAGTATCTGTTAAACTTTTAATAGTTCCTATATTATCTTTTATACTTTTTATATCTGAACTCAAACTTGTAATAACATCATTTATTTTATTTTCTTGATTTTGACCTTTTATAATACTAATGATTGCACCTAGTTTTAATTCATCCTCTTGAGTATCTTCATTAAGCATATTAATTAATTTAGCATACATTTTTGATTTATCTTCTTCTATTTCGTTTTCAAATGGATTATAACCAATTATTCTAATTATGTCTTCTTTATTCTGTTTATCTCTAACTTTTTGTTCTATATCATCGTCAGATAATTCTTTAATTTTTTTAAGACTTGTATCATTTTCTTCTATAACTTCTATTGATGGTAAATTACTTTCACAATTATTATAAATTTTATCCCCATGTTCAAAAGCATAACCCTTATAGTTTTTTAAAGAGTTGATAGTTTTTATATATTTTTTCCATACCTCAAGTCCATTCTCAACCACAGTAAAATTCTTATTCCATCCTGCTTCAGTTAGTGAACTCTCATATATATTTTCTAAATATACAAAATCAACTATTTCACACAATTTATATATAGATATTCTAATATCATTTGTTTCTTCTAAAAATGATATATAAAAATTAGTTAAGCAATCTTTACATAATGATAATCTTCCTGTATGTCTATTCAATTTAGAATTAGAAGTATAAAAATTACCATCAGCAAGTATCTTTCCACATTTAGTGCATCTAGTCTTTCCCTTCATTTGCTCTTCTAAATCTTTCGTCTTGAAATCTGCCATTATATTTTTCACCTACTTTTTTTATTTTTACACAATAAAAAGCCACTAAGATTAATTAGCGACTTTTAAATTTTCTAATATTTTATTACTTCTATATTCTTCTTCTAATTGCTCATCGAATTCTCCATTAAAGAATCTAATTAAAAATTCATCAAATTGACTAGGTGTATTTGTTCCATATCCATAATTTTGATGAAATATTTTATGATATTCTTCTTTCATACATTTTCCTAATGGATATCTATAGTGGATTTCTATACATCTATTTATAATCTGTTTTAATTCTACATCTGTATAATTACTTATATTTTCATATATTGGAATATTTAATTCTTGTAAAGTATCTATAACTATACTATCAAAACTATATAAATGATGAATATGGTCAAATCTTTCTCCTGTGAAAATACATTTGAAATTACAATCTTTCATACTATCTATTTTCCATTGATTTAAATTTCTTCTTAACTCATTTTCTATATTACTAATACCACCCTTATAATTAGGGTTTAGACTTCCAAACCTAGCAGACCCAAACATTGGATTATTTTCGCCATTAAAGTACCCTTCTGATTTTCTAGCATTTGACACCTTAATTCTACCTTCATCACTCATCAATCTACTTTGTTGTAAGATATCTTTGGTTTTCTTTAAATCTAATTTCCATGCTTTATCAGTTAAATGTTTTAATTTTCTATTTGGAAAATATTCTTTTATAATATCTTCATTAATCATATCAGAATAAATTTCTTTTAATAATTTTACATCTTTATCCGTCCAATCAATAGCATTAGACAATCCAAAATTTTCTCCCTTACATTCTTTACAAATATGTCTGAAACCATCAATACAAGCATTATCCTTTGGAAAATATGTCATTTCAAATGGCAAATATCGTCTACAACATTTGCACTTTTTATATTTTATTCCATTTTCTATTTCATATAATTCATCAAATGGAATATCTTCATAATTATTTTGTTTCTTTATTCCCATATCATTGGCTTTATGTTTTATTCCCTTCCAAGTTCTTGTATTGAATCTCTTCATTAATTCTTCTTTGGATAATTCTATGTAATTTTCTCTTAAAAATTCTTCATCTTCTGTCAACCACGGTTGTCCTTTTCCCATAATTAATTCCTTCTTTCATCTAAAATTCTCTTATCTAATATTACTTATTTTATTTCACTATTTATTATATTTATTATTTTTCTTTCTTAATCCATTTAATATTTTTAAATCTTTTCTAAATTCTTCGGTATCTTCAAAACTATAAACCGTCTTCCCATCTAACTCAAATTTCATAAAATTATAACATAAATAATTCATAGCTCTTGCCAAACTTAAAGAATCTACCTTGAAATATTTCTTTTCCATATTAATTCACTCCTATTTATTTATTAATTTGTTTCTATACTTATACTACCATAAATAGGTATACATTTCAATACTAATTCCATTAATTTATTCGCTAATTAGCCTTTTTGTGAACTATATAAATCGAACTAGCCTTTTTATGAACATGAAAATTAGCTTAGACTTGTCATATCAACACACTCACAACATTTAGCTATTCTTGGTCTTCTTTTATATCCTAAACATTGATTGTAGGTTTTTAATATCCTCCATTTTAATTCCTTTATAATATATAGATGGATTTACATAAATTGCTTTTCCATTATCTTTTTCGAATATTCCAATAACTAATTCATTATTTACTTTTAATTTTAATAAATCTTTCTTTAGTCTACTTGCATGTGTTTTATCATATCCTAATTCACTACACAAATCAGACATTGCATATGGTTCTATATTTTCTTCATATTCACACTTTGGGTTGTGACATATCACATTAAATTTAAGATTTATCAAAGGTAATATTTCTATTAATAAAGCTAATTTTTTATGTTCTTTTGGAGTAGACTTTTCATACAACTCTCTAATTGCGTCATTAAACATTCTTACCACCTCAATTGATTTAGTTTTATTTATTTTACCTTTTTTACAATATTTATCATTAATTAATATTGTTTTATTATCTTGTATAGTTATAAATTTATTTTCAATTAAATACTTTTTAGTCTTATAGAACTCAGTTTTCCCTAAATTAAATATATCTATTAATTTTTCTTCTTTTATTAATTTCTTTCCATCTGATAATAGATTATCATAATTCATAAAAGTTGCCAAATATATAAATCTGAATAAGAATTGTTTTTCAATATTTCCAAATCGTTTATAAAAGTTAAAATAAAAACTACCATAACAATTTAATAAATATTGTTGAAATTCAGTTTGCTCTTCTTTCATTTGTATTATATCTAATTTCTTTTCTTTACCTTGTTCCTCCATAGTAATAAAATCCATTGCAATTAATTCCAAAGACCTATCGCTTATATTTTCTATTACCTCACCATATTCTGTTACAATTCCATTACTTTTGATTATATTTTTATAATCTCTAATCTTTGCAGTATATTCTCCTGCCATAATTACATTCCTCCTAATTAAACATTATTTTATTATTTAAACTACCTACCATCTAGATAGATATTAGAAAACAATAAAAGAGACTAGACAACCTCAATCATCTAGCCATTTAAACCATATTTAATTAATTCTATGTTGTAAGTAATCTTTGATTACGCCACAACAAATCAGCTTTAGCTGAAACACCTCGTAGAGTAAAAGCCTTTAAAACATTACTTTTATTCTATTTACATTAATTTATTATTCTTTGTTACTTACTCCATCTATCAAACCAATTTCATAAGCCTTAATGATAGCATCTTTAATTGAACAATGTAGACAAAATTCTTCATCATCTTGATTTTCTATAATATCATCAAAAACTTCTTGTGTTAACTCCTCAAATAAATTATCTAACTCATCTTCTTCGTCTTCAGAATATTCCTTTTCAGTTAAAGTTACTATTGGACAATTAATATATTCTTTTAATTCATCAGAATCAATTAAGTCTTCTTCAACAAATACTACATCTTGTCCCTCAATAGTTTTTAAATGGTCGTATCCATAAGCACTTTCTAAACTATAATGTTCTTCATCGTCCCAATATGATTTAGAAATTAATAATATATCAGTATTATATAATTCTTCAAATTCTTTAAAACTAAAAGTATCATATTCATTGAATTTATAACCTAAAGTTTCCATTCTTTCAACTAATTCTAAAGCCTTATCATTTGACAGTATGAATGAAATATTATCAAAATCCTTTAAAATTTTCATCAATGCATCTAAATAATCTTCATATACTTTTTCTGTGTTTATATTTTTATTATTCATTATTTTTACCTCACTTTATTTTATGGTTGATTCTGTTCTACTACAATTTGTTGAATCTTTGCTAACTTTTCATTAACTGAATTTTGATATACATTATTAGAAATACTAACTGCATTATTATAATCAATACCATACCCAATTAATTTTTGAAAACATTCACCTATAGTTTCTATATAAATCATATTTTCTTGGTAGAAATCACTGTTCGTGGTATATTCACTTGTTTCAGATGTAGGATTATCTTGAATAACTATTCTTTTTAACTCTTCATCTACAGAAACTAATCCCATTTGTTCTTCATAACCAATATAGTCATCTTCCATCACTTCTTGTTCTTGATTTAATTCTTCATTCATATTTCTCACCTATATCCTTATATTATTTTATCCACTATGCCTTTATCAAGACATTCTTGTGGTCTGTAAGTAAAATTAACATTCTTATCAGTATAATTAAAAATATCTTCTTCAGTTAATTTGGTATGTTTTCTAAATATATTACAAATTGTATCCCAATCTTTTAAAGATTCTCTAACTTCTACGATGTCTTCCTGTAATGTTGATTGACCTTGTTTATAGCTATTAGATTGATGAATTAATACTGTTGCATATCTAGTTATAAATCTATACCCTTTACTTCCTGCCATAAGTATTTTACTACCTCCACTTGCTGTATATCCATCACAATAAGTTTCAACTATTATACCTTGTTCTTGCCAATATTCCATATCAGATATCATTGCGAAAACCGCACATACCCAACCACCAAAACTTGATATTCTAACTTTTATATGTTTTCTATCTTTTTCTGGTTTATTTAATTCCTGAACTGCTAATTTTCTTAACTGCCTACAAAACATTACTTGGGATTCCCTATCTATTTCACAATCAAGGTATATAGTATTATCATTAAGATAATCTAATCTTTTCATTTCTTCTAGCAATCTATTTACTATTTGATACTCTCCCATATAATTCACCTTTAACCCTTTACTATTTATTTTAATTTATCTGTAAATTTATATCTCTTATATATTCAACTCCATCATAATTAACTACAATTAGAGTTTGACTTGCATGTGTTGTACATTGAAGTTTATCTACACTATGTTAAATTTCATATGTAAAGATATTATCCTTTAATATTTCTTTATTTTCATTTAATTTATTATATATAGACGTATCATTAAAATTTATAACCATTTCTTTTACACTCTTCCATATCTTAATTAGTTTATTATCATATAATTGAAAAACTACTTTTTTCTTGTGTGACTTATTATATATATTTATATGATTTATAAATTCTTCATTAATATTGCCTTTATTATATAAAAATATATATTCTTTACTAGATAATAATTTATGTTTACATACTTTTATTATTGTGCTTGCATCAAAACATCCATTAGTTTCTTTTTCTATGGATAATGCACTATCCCATACTTTAATTATATTTCTTTGAAAATCAAATTGTACAATTTCTATCTTTTGTCCTTTATTAAAAGTATAAAAATCTAAATCTACTTTCTTATTTAATTCATAATATTCAGTTTTATATATCCAAATATATCCCTTATAAGTTTTCCTTCCTTTGTTTAAACATTCCCATATACAAGATTGATTAATATTTAATTTTTTAGAAACTTCTCTTGCTCCAGACCATTCATTTATTAGATTTCCTTTTAAATCTAATTGAATAATTGGAATTTTAATTTGTGCATTTCTCATATTTTCTCTTGCTTCATTGTTAGGAATCCCACTATTTCCACCTTCATCATTATTATAACCATAATTTCCATTTGCAGAATTGTAATATTTTATCCAACACTGTTCTTTAATATTTAGTTCGTCTTGTGAAAATGCCATATCAAACACTTTATTAATCTGAAAAGAATCAAATCCATATTTTTTAATTGATTTAAATAAATGGTCATTATAATTTCTGTAATTATTTTTATTATAAATAGAATAATTATAAACTCTTTCAATATCAACTCCATTATAAGGATATCTCTTATCAAACCCATTTATAGTTTGTCCAATATAAACTTTACCATTGACAAAATTTTCTATTTTATATATGATACCATACACTTCTAAATTTCCTATTTTCATTGTTATCAATTCCTTCTTTCTATGAATTTTTTATAATAAAAAGACTCCTATTTACTAATAGAAGTCAAATCATTCTTAAATTGCTCTGTATTTTCAAATACAAAAACAGTTTCTTTTTTATTTTCTTTTTTAGGTTTAATATCTACTATAGCATGTCCTTTGTGTAAAAGTTGTCTTGCTATAGTTGGATTTACTATGATTTTTGTATTCATATTACACCTCGTTATTTTAATTAATTTATTTGCAAATTTATATCCTTGATACATTCTATATCATTTTCATTAATAACTATTAATGTTTGACTAGCATTTGTAGTACAACTCATTTTCTTAACAGAATAAGGATTATATCCAAATAATGAACCACTTGTAACAACATATCCCCCATTATTTTGAGAAGTTATATTGAAATTATGGTCATGCCCCCTTAGAATAAGTTTATATTCTGTGTTGTCCATTGTAGATTCTGAATCAAATAATTTCTTTTTATCTGAAATTCTATTATCTCCATGAATAACTTTTACATTCATTCCATTAATTTTAAAATAAGCACTATCATCAACATAATCAATATCATTTATATGTATTCTTTTATTTTCAGATATCTCAACAAACGTTTTTAAGTTTTCATTAATAATTACATTAGCATTATCGCCTTCAACATTTGCATCTTTTTCACTCAATCGGCTATGATTACCACCCACTGAATATACTTCAACATTTCTTTTCTTTGATGATATTTGAGTTATAAAGCTATATAATAATTTTGATGCATATGCTATTTGATGAGATAAATCAAATTCACATTCATAACTTTGATTTTTACGCATATATAGATTTTCTATAGCATCTCCACAATTTACAACTACCACTGAATTAATATTATATAAAATACAAGTTTTGTCTATTTCAATTAGCAATTTATTAAGTCTTTTCTTTGCAATTTCATAGTTGTAATAATTCCCTTTATATCCATTAATAACATAACCCACGTGCCAATCGCTGACTTGAACTATTAATTTATTATTTGATACATCTGTTATTATTTCATATTCAAACTTAGGAAAGTCTGTATAATTTTCTAGCATACATTCTTTTAAATCATTAGCTATTTCAATTGTCTTAACAAAATCTCTTTTTATCTTATTAAGTTTAGTGGTATCATTTCTAACTAGCATTTTCTTTACATCTAATTCACCAATTAACTCAGCAATTTCATCAATTTTGTTTTTTACTTCTTTGTCACCTTTTAAAGATTCCAAACATTCAGAACATGCAATTTCATAAATTTTATATATACCACGGAAATAACTCTCTTGGAAGTCTGTTCCAAGTTCTTGATTAATTACTTCTGCAATTTCTCTATTAATCATATTAAATTGTATTTTATTAGAATACATTCTATGTATATACTTTTCTCTTGACTCACTTTCTAACTTTCTAAACTTTTCCTCCATATTATTCCCTCACCTTTATTTAATTTGTTATAATTTAATTAATTCTTCATTTCCACATTTCTCACAATATATAATAATAGTGTCTTCACTTATTCTATCAAAGTCATTTCTATCAATATAGGTATCTATATCTAGCGTATTTTTACAACTTGAACACTTTTGTGTCTTATGTCTTTTTCTCTTAGATTTATTACTCTCACGTCCATCAAATTTCATCACCATTTTATATCTTCCTTTACTCTTTACTTTAATATTCATTAACAATCTGCATGTTTTTCAACGTTCAGACTCTATTATAAATATTTATTTAGAAATATAGGCGATGGATAACTTCACATTATCAAATCGCCTACTTTTTTGTTAAAGTCATCATAACTCAATTCAACACTTTGTTAGGTTTTCACGCCCTATTCTAACCTTGCCTTGAATATTATTTTAACGTCCCCTCAAGGAGTGACGAGTAAATAAAAATTACTCTGGGGAATGAGTGTTAGCCCTCACTTAAATACCTTCTAAAATAGTTGTTTTATTAAATTGCATAGGATGGTCGGTGTATCCATCATCTGAGATACTCTTTCGAGTCTGTAGAGAACCATTTTCTACTTCTATGCAATTCTCGTTACACGTTTAATATTCGTTATAAAATTAATAAATTGTCAAACCTCACATGAGTGTCTGCAATGTTTTACTCTTGTTCTTCCTTAGCTTCTGACTCATCTTTATCAGAAATAGATAATTTAATATTAGATTCATTAAACTTTTTAAAGTATTTTACTAAATCAACTTCTCCAATGTCCTCAACTTCTAAAATAAACATACCTTCTTGTAAATTATCTACATTTAAAATTCCTTCTGCTTTAAATTGGTGATCAGTTACTATTTTTTCTTGTATCTTTTTAGCTTTTGCCATTATTTTTCTCTCCTTTTATTATATTAATTTATTTTTTATAATTCTTCTGCTATTTTAGCAATTCTACTTCTATAACATTCAGTTAACTCAACTTCACCATATAAGTCTTGTCCTCTAAACACTTCTGAAAGTCTTCTCATTCCATTATTTGAACCTTCGTATAGCTTATCATCTACTTGTGTATCAACATCACCATCAATAATAGCAATACAATCGTCTCCTATTCTTTGTAACGCTAATTTCATTAAGTCAATACTCATATTTTGTGCCTCAGTAATATAGATACCTGCATTCATACCACTTGTATCAAATCCCCTAACATCACTCATAGGAAGTAATAATAACTTTCCTGTTCCAATAAGTGTTTGGACATTAAGACTATCAGCCAATTTCCCTTGTAAAAATGCACCTATAGTTGAATCTAAAAGCTTCTCGTCTTTAGTTCCTTTATAGTAACCTAGTTTAACAGCACCCCTTGTAGCAACTGGATTAACAAACATTATAATCTTATCAATCTTACCCTTATCCATTTGACTAAATAAGAAATTCATAGCTAGATGAGATTTTCCACTACCTGCTTTACCTTTAATTACTGTTATAGTATTGTTTTGAAAACTATCTAGAACACATTGTTGATAAAAGTCTTTGGCTTTCAACTTACCTAACATTTTACTTTGTATAGGCTTTACGTCCACTTGTACAAATCCAAATCTATCACCAATATATTTCCATGCATCAATTGGTTGATTTAATGTATCTTTTATAATTAAGTACTCATTTATTTCTAATCCATAAATGTTTTCTTTATTTTCTTTTTCATAAAATTTTGCTAATTCTTCATCTGTCATAATGATTTCAACATAACCTTTATATGTTTCGATTTTTGTATTAGATTTAATTCCACTACATTTTAAATCAAATATATTCTTAGCTATGTTATAACAACAAATATCATCTGTAAAAAATTCTACATCATAACATTTCTCTAATAATTTAGCACAAGCAATTATTAAATTATCATTATCAGGTTCTAAATTCATTTTATCTAATAGTTTATAATGTTTCTTTTCAACAACTATACATTCATAACTATCTTGATTTTCTCTTAAAAATCTAGTTACTTTTCTAGCTTCAAATCTAACATCTTCATCTTTATTTTTTGAAGTTTTAATATGTTCTAATTCTTGAAGGGTTATTGAACTTAAAAATATCTTTCCTTCTATTTCATCTATGCTATGTAATAATTCATTTGTATCATAAAATTTAACCTTTTCCATAATTTTTACCCACTTTCCCTACCACCGTCTTACGGTATATTATTTTTTATATCAAAAAAGAAGCATATCTTAACATGCTTCTTTTTCTACATACTCAAATGTATAGCCTTTATATTGTCTATATTTACCTTTACATACTTTAGATACTTCACTATGATTAAAATTAACACCGAATTTTTCTAATGATATTCTTTCTAGTTCCCTAGTTGAGTTAAATTTACCTAAATATACTCCATCTTTGAACACTTTTAATTGCTTAGAATTACATTGTTTTGCATATTTCTGTGCTAATTTCATTGAATAATCTTTATTATTTATGAATTCTATTTTATTCACCCAATTCAATTTTATTCCTTTACTTATATATCTAGACACCGTAGTTGGACATAAATTAAACATTACTGCAATTTCATTCATTGTAATACCATTATCATTCCAATAAACACATATTTCTTTTACTAGATTTGATAATGCAAACTCTTCTACTTTATTCCAATCAATCTTACTTAAATCAAAAATAGTAGCCAAATTACTGTCTAATACATTGCGTTTTATAAACTCTAAATCTGAGTATCTACAATCAATTACTATATAATTTTCTTTTTTAATTCCGTTTGCTAGAGCAAGTTCTTTTTTAATTATGTCATTTTCTTGCTCTTCCTCTAATGTTTTTGCATTTTTTCTATTAGTTTGTACGTAATGTTGAATTCCATGAGTTTCTATAATATATCTTTCTCCATCTAGTCCAAAACAAAAATCATATATTTTGTTTTCACACCATAAATCATTTATTTTTTTGAATTGATATATAAAATCAGTTTTTAATTGCTCCAAAATGTTAAATATTACTTTTTCAGTATATGGGATTCCATCATTACAAATACAGCCTATTGAATGAGTATTACATAAACTATTTATTGTAGTGGATTTCTCTTTTACTCTTCCGCAAATAGGACATTTAAAATTAACTCTCTTTGAAGTATGTGGAGTATACTTTTTAGCTTCGTCATACCCACCTTGAAAGTATGGTATCATCCATAAAGTTTCATCATAATCTACTATTGTCTTTTTCATATTTCTCAATCTTCTTTCTATAATTTATTTCTCAATCATTAATAAAAATAGAGACATAGCCGATTGAGATAAGCTATTTAATTAAGGTCATGACTCCTCAATGTGTCTCTATATTTGAAAGGGGCTTTTAAAGATACCTCTTAGAACTTATATAACTATAATAACATATAATAGTATAGTTATCAATATTTTATTAATTTGTTTTAATAAAAAAGAAGAACTAAATCATTTCTAATCTAATCCTTCTCAAATGTCTTATTACTTATTTAAAGCTTTAGTTGCTTTAATTGTAACTTTATCATATGCTGGATAATCCTTAGCATCAATATTTATTGGTTCTCCGGTACTAGGATTTCTTCCTACTCTAGCATCCGAATGTTTAGCTTCAACATGTTTCTTTTCTACTTCTATGTATTTACCAGCCTTAACTTTTTGTCCTACTTCTAATCCATTAGATAATGCTTCCATTAGAGCATCTACTTCTTTTAGAAAACCCTCAGCTTCTTTTTTTGTTTCTAGTCCTAATGCATTTTTTGTTAATTCTAATAATCCTTCTTTGTTCATTTTAAAATCTCCTCTTTCTTCTCTCTAATTTTTTATTTATAACCCTTGATAGGGATATTTACTAATTATCGTTCTATTAATTTATTAACTTAAAAGTTATATTTTATCTATATTTAATTTGTCTCTCTGTGATTTTACTAATTTCTTCTATAAATTTTTCGGCATTAGTATTTAAATCATTAAAATCGCAATTTACATTATATGTAACATTGTTAGGTCTTAATTTATACATAGTATTTCTTAATTGTTGATTTTCTTCTCTTGTAATAATTGAATCTATACCATCTAAATCGTCTTTGTTATCAGTAAATATCCTTACTGTATCTATCAAAGTATCACCAGTATGTATTCTTAATTCTTTTACAAAATACATTAATTTATACTTATTATATCTAATGTCTAATTTATTATTAATTGTATTTTTTATTGCAAATTTTAATTCTAAATCAAATATATCACCAATATTTATTTTTTCTAAATCATCATTTGTAGTAACAGTTTTGACTAATATAATTGTTGAATTCCAGTTTTTATCAATCATAACTTTATTCTGCCAAGTGATTTTAAATTCTTCTTTATCAAATTTAGAAAATTTAATACCTCCACAATCTAAATAAGCATATCTGTTTAAGTATTCTTGTTCTTTATTATCTAACATACAACATTCCTTCTTTTTAAATATATTTTAAAACATTAATTTGTTTTAATTACTAATCCATTAATAGTCTCATATAATCATCTATTATTTGTTGAGTATATTTATAACCTTTTGCATACTTTGGATACATAATACCATCTAAATCAAAATCTTCACTTGTTGCATTCTGTCTTAATTTCAATAAATTTTTTGACTTATTTGTAAACTTATTAATCATATCATTAATAAAATCAACTATAATAGGATTTATTTTTGTAAGTGTATTTTTCATTTCTTCTTCAACAACTTCTCCATTTACACAAAACTTGCCAGTAGATATGATGTCATTACTGTGATATCTAGATATTATTGTACTTCTCATTATTTGTGATAGTGTTTTTACAGACGATATAAATACATTATTAAAGTTTCTATACTCTTCTATAATATCTAAATCATAAAGTCTTTTTAGTTCTTCAATTTCATCCATAATAGCATCTTCTTTAATTTTAATTAGTTCTAATTGTTGCTTATTATTCATATCTATTCTCCTTTAGTGCTTGGTCACTACCCTTATATATTTTAAAACAACTTTTCAGTTGAATTAGACATTAAAACTGTAAGTTTATTGGTTTTTATTCTTCTATTAATTTATTTCGTTCACATTTATTTTTTACTCTTTCTCTCTAATGAACGCCAGTTATCTGTTATATAACCGAACGTCCATTTAGGAGAGAGAAAAGTTAAATAAATAAAGGGGTAAAATGAAATGTTATGAAAAAATTAAAAAGTATATCGCCACATTTATGACTACATATAGTGACTTGTAGGTTTAGAAAATTATACTATTACCTACCATATTAGATTATCGGAATTCTTGATTTTCACACCATTCAAACACGCATGGTTATCACGTTTGTTGTAGTTTTACGTTTTCCTAAAATTTATTATTTTTATAATAATACTTTTTATTTTGTTCGTTTTTTATTTGTTTTGCACATTTATTACAGTATTTTTGATTACTATTTTTAGTCTTTAGTTTAAATCTTTTCTTACAACATTCACATTCTTTCCAAACTTCACTATTCTTATATTCATAATAGTAGCTAATAACATTTTCAAAGTTATCAATATATATGAATTCTTCACTCTCTACATTTATATAATTTATTTTTAGAGAACTTGAATCACATGTATTTTTCATTAATATATATTCATTCTCATATAGGTTGTATAAAAACTTCTTTTGTTCGTCTCCTGTATATCCAACTTTTGCTTCCCTAAAAATATCAGAGATACAATTATTTATCCATCCATTGCTTTTTGGATTTTTTATAATATTTATCTTTTGATATATTAACATTATAAATGATATTCTTTCTAATATGTCATTATTTAATGTTAATATATTATTCCATTCTTCTTTAGTTATTGAGATTCTTTTAATATTTAATAATTCATAAGAATCATATTTTGATACGCTTTTTATCATTTGTTCCAATACAGGTTGCCACTTAGTTTGTTTATAACCTATATAATTTCCAGCCATAAATCTATGTAATGTTTCAACTATTTGTTCTTTATCCATACCATCCTTGAAATAATTCTTTGTTAATATTCTTAGCGTTTCTAATGGTTTATCTGATATCTCATTTTTATCAATAGCTTTATTATATATTTCCAATTCATTTAATATTACTCCTCGCATACTTTGTCCTCCAATTCTATTACTTTAAATTTTAACCCTTGCCATTCAATATCTCCGTTTTTATCTTGTAATGGATATTTATATTTCCTGTCATTCTTATTTAATAAGTTTTCAATGATTTGTTCCCCACAAATATCCCATGCAAATTGCCTGTGGTTCTTGCCCTTATAAGTTATATCAATGACAATATTACATAATATTTCACTATTTGAGCACATCTCAATGGCTTTAGTTTTAAAATTTTCAACAAATATTTGTCTTTGACTATCTTTTTCTTCCTTTGTTAATTTATATCTTGCAGTTTGCCCAAATTGCTTTTGTTGTCTTAAATATTCTCTATATAGATTTTCAATTTCTAAGTATGTATTTTTATCATATTTTACCTTAGTCTTTAATATCTCTTTGTCAAACCCATCAGAGTTATTAACTTTTAGTTTAATATCTTTGAATTCATCTTCAATTTTCCAACATATTTTATTCATAGTACATGGATTTGAAAATACTGGACTTTTATATTGTATTGAATTTAAAAACTTTATCTCATCTTCAGTTTTATTTTCCTTATTTTTTAATTCATCTAAAGTCAATCCAAATTTAATTAATGAGTTATTTTTAACATTTTTAATAAATGTTCTATATTTATTAAATAAATTGTCATAGTTATAAATAAAGAAATAAGGCTTTTTGTTTACCATTAATTTAATATTCTTATTTTTTTCTTCGCTTATTTCTTTACTATCTTCAAGTTTAACCTTATTACATTTATAATCATACCAATGTTTAGGCATTTGCTTAGCTTGAATTCCTTTTATTTTATCTATACTTTCTTGTTGATATGCTTGTCCACATATTATTCTATCCATTAATTCTTTATATTCTAATGTTCCTTCTTTTAATGAAGCTAATACATCGAACATTGCAGTAACTCTATTAGTAATAGTTCCAATATCATCACCAAAACCATTTTTATTTGATTTTTTTAATAAGCTTTCAGTAACTTTTACTTTACTTGCTGACTTTTGTTCACAAATAATAGCTAATTCATTTCTAGTATTTCTAGTAATGACATCATCATCTATTTCTATTTCTGCATCTGAATCAAAATCTGCCCCGTTCATAGCATCTGTTGTAGTATCCCAAGCATTAAACACTGTCATAGTTCTTATGTATTTAAACCATTTTCTTAATTCTTCATTATCAACTAATTTATGTTTTCTAACATTATTGTGAGAAGTCATAGGTGAACGGAATCCTACTATTTCTTTTTTCCCCCTATCTGACCAAGTCCTACTATAGAATTCTCCTTTTTTCAATAAACCCGTAATTGGTAATCCAAACATTGACTGACAGAGTGCATACATATCGCCTATAATTATTGAGTACGAACCATTAGTTTGAATTACACCTTTCTTAGCTTCCTTTATTGTTTTTTCAATCATTTTATATATTTTACTTTTAACATATGAATCTTGTAACACTCTTTTATCTATTGTTAAAGCTCTTATATAATCATAATCTGATTTCAGAATATTGCCTTTTGTTATATGTATTCCTTTTGAAAATAGAATTGATTTTATATAATCACCACTTATAACATCTTTTATATTATTTACTGTTTCGGATGTTAATTCAGTAATATCTTCATCTGATAAGTTATAACTTTGTAAGTATTGATAATTCATATTTCTTTTTATTTCTAATTCTTTAGGAGTAACTTTTGTAACACTTAGTAAAAAATTATTCTTTTTACAATTGTTCAAGTAATCGTCTATATCATCATAAGCGTTCCATAGTTTTAGCATATTAGTAGTTAATATAATATCAATGTTTCTAATGTCATGTTTATTTCCCCAAGCATCTATAACTTCATATGTACCAGCTATTTCTTTTGCAAACATTTCAAAATCATAAGTCACTAGCATTCCTTTTTCATATGACCATCTTGAGTTTACTCCACTTGGGATATAATCAGCAACTATATCCCCATTATCGTCTCCTTTAGTTAATCCCAAGTCAATAGCCCATTGTTCCATAATTGAAGGTCTTACCATTCCTCCGCCATCTGTAAAGTCTTTGTCAGCTTCATATTCAACATTATGGTCTACTTTAAATCCACCTTTATCATTATCATACACTCTAATAACTTTATCTTTTATGTGAGTAGTTCCATCTTTAATAACTAATATTCTATCTGTTTGAGTTACTGGAGTAGATACACTTGCAGATAATGATTTATAAGCTTCAAACTTTGCTGGTATTATTGGAACGTCTTTTTTTCTTCCATTTTCTAATCTATCATTTAATTCTTTATGTATTTCCTCAGTACAAAACATTACTGTATTTCCTTTTACACCTCCAGTAGTACCAATTAATCTTTTATATCTCTTCCCATTTATAAATACACCTTTCTTTCCAGTTGCTCTATCAAAATCTGATTTTTTATCAAATACAATTGCTATATAATCTTTGATATATAACATTTTATCCAATTCATTATATAATTCCATTATTTTTTCTTTATTTTTTTTACTATTCTTATCATTTTTTACATCTTTAATTTCCTTTTTGATTTCTTTAATTTGTTTTTCTGTGTTGTTAATATTTCGTATTTCTCTTATGAATCTTAATAACTGACCATCCCCTAATGATATTAATTCTTCATTGTCTCTAGCTTCTTTTAAATTTATATCCAAGCTCCATTTGCTTAACTTTAATCTTGATGAATGGATTTTTAATATAAATCTTTGACTATACAATTGCTTAGACATTCTGTCACTCTCCCTTTATTATAAATTAATTTTTTTATGATTAATCTTCATCAATCCAACCTTCTCTTACCATCATGTTATAAGTTGCAATACCCTCTCTTTCATCATCAAGTTCTTCTTGTTCTTCTTCTGTCAATTCATCATAAGCTTTTCCATATTTATTATCTGAATCTAAATCTAGTATTTTTTCATAATATTTATATTCAAATTCATCAATTTTTTCTTGAGTCTCAATACATTCTTTAATATTTAAGTCTGCTTTGATTACATATTTTGTTATATTTTTAAAAATATTAATAGTTTTAAAATACTTTGTATCATAATGGTTATTAAAATTACAATAAAATTTATTGTCAAAATCAGTTTCATTCTTGAAATCAGGCAATTCTTCTTCAGAATCACAATAATTATTATATTTTGCAAAATTAGAATAATTTATATCATCTGTTACTGATTCTGATTGAATTTGACATTGAATTTTATCATCTTTATACTCAAATATTAAAATTATACAACCGTTGTAATCCCAATCTCTATCTAATGGATTATCTTTCAATTCAAAGCATATGTCTTGTATTATTCCATTTTCAAATTTATTATCTAATACTTTATATTCATCTAGTATATCAAACCCGTTTCTTTTAATTTCATTTACCAAATTATCTACTGATGATAATATTTCTTTTATTTTACTACTCATTTCCATTTTACATTTCTCCTTTATTTTTCATTCTTTATTTATTTTAAATTCCCAAAAAAACACGCATTTGATTTAAACTTTATTTATATTAATTTATTAATCATTATACAATACACTATTCTTTATCAGTTTTTATTTACTGAAACCAAAAGATTTTAATTCTAAGACGTTTTTATTACTTAGTCAACAAAGTATATTACTAACTAATTTTTAAAATTAAAACCCAAATATTTTTAATTTAATAACATATATAATTAAATCAAAACTTTATCTGAATTTAATATAAAAATATTGACTTAACAACTTATTCGACTACGTATGCTAGAACCTGAAATAGACTAAATGTTTTAATCTGAGTAAATACTTTTTAACACCTATTACGTTTCTCTCTAGCTAATATCATACGTTGTCTTAATACTTCTCTTTCTTCATCAGACAACTCTCTTTTATTTTCATTTAGCAATCCAGCTTTTCTATATGTATCTTCATTATTTCTAAACCATTTAAATAACTTTAAATTCTTTTGACTAAATGGACTTATTCCTGCTCCACTAGTTCTTATATTAAATACATCTACTAACTTATCTAAATCTTTTTCATCAAAATGTATTAATACTTCTGATTGAGTCATATTTTTATAATTAATTTTTAAACTATCTAGTTTCTCTATTAGTTTATTCGATAGAACACCATCCCTATAATATACCAACGTATTCTCATTATAACGATAAACTTGTCCTTTATTACTACAATATATGTATAAGTCTTCTTTATTTGCTGGCTGTAATGTATTTCTATCGAACTCAACTACCACCCTATATGTATTACGATACTTTAACATTATATTTCCTCCTTATTTCTATTAATTTATTAATATGTATTACTTATCTTTATTATATCTCTTAACTTTATGTATGTCTGATGGTTTTAATTTCCCTGTTACATCTATACCCAGTAGATATGCCTCCGTCATCCAATCACACTTACTCCCCGTACTATATTCATCTAAATAACTGTAATCATCGTAAAACCCTCCTAAATATTGATTCCATTCTCTATTAAAATTTTTCCTTTGTTCTGTTACTTTTAAAATTCCCATCTTTCTATACCATCCTTTTCTTTCTTATTATTACTTATTTCTATTAATTTGTTATTTTTTATTGTATTCTCAATATTTTTAATCATTTTATATAATTCACTCCAATCACTTGATCTTAAACCATTGTATTGTTTATTCCAGTCATAAACTCCAAATACTACTCTATAATCAGCTAAACCATTCATGCTCTCAATTGCTTCTATTTTATCATCAATGAATATATCACATTTACCTACGCTTGATTTATCAAAACTGTCTAAAAATATTAATTCTACATTTGGAAAAGTTTCTTTTATCCATCTTTGTGTTATTGGTCGTCTTAACATATCATGTTTTGTTGCTATTTTTACAATGTTGTCATTAGATAACTCCTTTATTATTTCTATAGCTTTATTAAATACAACTAATGTATCTCCATAGAAATCCTCATGGTCAAATAATTTAAACAATTCACTTAATTCTTCCTTGTTTTTTATCATCGGTGAGAAGTTCCATGTGTAATTATCTTGATATAATATCTTTTTATCATTTAGTTTGTTATGTAAGTTAATTATTGATTTACAAGTATCTATGGTTGTACTATCTAAATCTATAACAATAACCAATTAATTCACTCCTTTTTAATACTATTAATTTATTTTATTCTAGT